GGACCAACTGGTCTGATCTTCGCAATGCGTTCACGTCAAACTTCACAGTCTGGAACAGAAGCGTTCTACAATGAAGCAGACACTACATTCTCTGGTGCAGGTACTGACACTGGTGATATGGGTGACGCAGTACCTAACACATCTGTATTCGATACAGGTACAGGTATGACAACTGCAGAAGGTGAAGCACTAGGTGACGGTAACGGAACCAACTTTGCAGAGATGGCGTTCTCAATCGAGAAAGTAACTGTTGCTGCGAAAACACGTGCACTGAAAGCAGAGTACACAACTGAACTTGCACAAGACCTTAAAGCGGTACACGGTCTAGACGCAGAAACAGAACTTGCAAACATCCTGCAAGCAGAAATTCTGACAGAGATCAACCGTGAAGTCGTGCGTAACATCTATGCAACTGCGAAGCAAGGTGCACAAGGTACTGCATCAGCAGGTGTCTTTGACCTAGACGTAGACGCAAATGGTCGTTGGTCAGTTGAGAAGTTCAAAGGTCTAATGTTCCAGATCGAAACTGAAGCAAACGAGATCGCAAAACAGACACGCCGTGGTAAAGGTAACTTGGTAATCTGTTCTTCAGACGTTGCGTCTGCACTACAGATGGCAGGTGTACTAGATTACGCACCAGCGTTGAACAGCAACTCACTAGAAGTTGATTCAACAGGTAACACTTTCGCAGGTGTACTAAATGGTCGTTATCGTGTGTACATTGACCCATATGCGGGTTCTAACTACCTAGTAGTTGGTTACAAGGGTGCATCAGCATTCGACGCAGGTCTGTTCTACTGCCCATACGTACCACTACAGATGGTCCGTGCAGTGGGTGAGAACTCATTCCAACCAAAAATCGGATTTAAGACTCGCTACGGTATGGTTGCGAATCCATTTGCGGAAGGTACAACTGCAGGTAACGGTGATTTGGATATCAATTCAAACAACTACTACCGCCGTGTACGAGTTTCAAACTTGTTCTAATAATAAAAAGAAGGGCGGATCAACCGCCCCACTTTGTACCAAACTTGGGGAGATCTTCGGATCTCCCTTTTTTTATGTGCGTTCTACAATGAAAGAACCTTCAGGTGAGTCTATCGCAGAGATCAGTTCTTCCCATTGACTAGGACTAATAGATATCACTTCGAACCTGTTCAACTCTTCGTTCCACTGTCTCATAAAGACAATGTCATCGAATGCATTAACAATCAGATCTTCGTGGTTTGCTTCCTCATCAACAATCTGAATTTGTATATCGTCGTGATCAAATTCAACGGTGAACATCTTCCTGATCCTTTCGATACTCGCAATAATAGTCCCAAACATAAAACACTAGAAGATATGCAGCAACCATACCAAAGCCGGGTAACCCAAAGAAAAGTGCGGCTGTTAAGTCTGCAACTATAAATGCTGCTACATAATCATACCAACGTATCATTTATTCATCTCTGAAACGCAGATCCAAACAAATCCACCAATGATAAGCGCAAGGATCGTTGCTGCTGTAACTGCTTCACCCATTATGCACCTCTTTATGATTGATGTTCGATCTGGTTTTCAGGACCGATCAAAATTGCTTCTGCGAATTCCATGAATTCTTCATTACGTGCGGCTTCTTCTACCAAGTTTGATGCGTGGTAGATCTTTGCAAGTTTGTTGAATTCACGTTTGGGGATTCCCAGTTCATCCAACATCTTTTGTGCGATATCTTTTTGAAGATCTTTTTGTGCTTCAATTTGATAGAAAGAGTCTGACATCTCTTTCAGTGCACCCTTAATAACTTTACGATCTTTCTCTGTGATCGTTTGTGGCAAGTCACTCATTTCAAATTCTCCTTGGGTTTAATGAAAGGTAGTTAACCATATTCTCAGGGGTGGTTTCACCATACGGATCATCGTCTGATCCATCATTGTTGATGCCTGGTTCTTGCCACCACTTCTCAATCACACCATCGTTAATGATGGTCATGTAACGCCACGAACGGTTACCAAAACCAAGGTGGTTCTTGCCAATCAACATTCCCATGTAACGTGTGAAGTTACCAGATCCATCTGGGATAACTTTAACGTTCTGTAGTTCTTGCTGTTTCGCCCATGCGTTCATTACAAATGCATCATTTACTGAGATACAATAAACTTCATCTAAACCTAATGAGATTAGACGTTCGTACTCTTTCTCAAACCCAGGCAACTGATACGTTGAACAGGTTGGTGTAAATGCGCCTGGCAGACTAAACAAACCAATGCGTTTACCCTGCAACAGACTATCACTTGTCACTTGTTCCCAACGATAAGGATTGGGCCCTTCAATAGACTCGTCACGTACACGAGTCTGAAATACCACGCAAGGTGGTTTAAAACCTTCAATCATGAGTTTTCACGCTCCCAAGTTTCTGATTCGTAATGACTGATGAGATTACTAAATCCAATCTGCAAAGGTGAGTACTCATTCAAATCATCACGATACGCTTCGACTTCTGCAAACTGTTCTTCGGACAGTTCACCAATTTCATCCACACCGTAGTGTTCACAGACATATTCATAAAGGCCGTCTGTTACTTCACGCTCGATATTCTCTTCCCACTTGTGAACTCGTGGAATCTCAAATGCCATTTATAGTCTCCTTTTTTGACTGTTCCATTAAACGATCTCTTTCTTCAAAGATTTCTTTGAGACGATCTTCAATCTCTCTTAATCGAAGATCAGACTTCATTTTAATTTCAAGTTTTTCTTGAAGTTGTGCGTTGACTTTTTCTTCGATGCACAATACGAACTCAGAAGTTCGAACTTGCGCAACCGTATCGTCAACCAAAAACCGATCCTGAACAAGATGTTCCGCAATTTCACCTGCAGTTGGTTTGACTGCATAAGGACGAAATTCGCCAACACCAGCCCGAGCAGAAACCGGGTGAGAAACAACAGCAGACACACCGCGCTCTGATACAGAAATCCCAGTTCATGGAAGCCGGTACGGGTGATCACCTGACCGAGCACGCCCTGCTGCGCTCCGCTCAAAAGAACCGAGCTCACAAATGCCGCGAGAACGACAAGCGAGAGAACTTCAATCGATGCAAGGACGACGGCGGTGACGCAAAGGCGGAAGGCCCTGAACCGAAGAGCGCCGAGCAGCCTGACGAACGCTGTCACGTCCCTGACGTCAAGAATTTTCCTGCTCTTTATCTTCACTTTTCGTGCTTTCTCGCGCCAGACACGACCCGGTCCACAAAGCAACGAAATAAGGACCACGGGGCGCAGTCCGGAGACCTTATATCGTCACGGCGCCCTCCACAATTGCAAACTGGTCCGCGTCACTGATCCGGCACTTTGTAGATCTGCTCGAGCGTGGCATGGAAACCGCCGTTAAACCGCTCGAAAGCCGATGACGCAAGAAATCTCCTGATCGCCTGCCGGTAGGCCGCGCGGTCCTCGGGCGTCATCGCAATACAGTGATCAATGGCCCCGGCAGGACCACCGAATTCATCCATATCGACAAAGCAGTCTGGGGAAATGAAGCTCTTTATGTCGGGCGCGCCCCAGTAGATCGGGATACAGCCACAGAAAAGCGCGTCGAAAATCTTTTCGGTAATATAGCCGGACATCCTCATGTTCTCGGCACAGAAAGCAAAGTCGTAGCTGCCATAGATTTCGGTCTTGCTTTCGGGTGCCCCGACCGCCATCGCATGCCGGCGTAATTTCAGGGCCCACCATGCCGATCGCAGTGGACTTCGCGGCTGAAGCCGGCCCCAACCTCGCCCAAATAGGTCGAGCGGTCCGCCAAGGCCCCGGTCATTTATGGCGGCAAGGCGTATGCCGTATCCATTGTCGGCAGCGGCACGCCGGAAATGCGCGCCGGCAATCAACGCGACTCGGTTGATCCTTTTGGAATCGGAGGTTTCATTCGGTGTCGACAGATAGTTGCGATTTGTCCAGTCGAGCCGACAAAGCTTCGCGCGAAGGGCGGAATCACCGCAGCGGTAACCGTCTTCTTCGGTGTTGTGGAGTAATCCATTCGCGCAATCGCCTTGCACCCTTTCCACATTCGTGTAGTCATCTGCCTTTACCAGC